CCGGAGCTTCATGCGCGATACGGTCATCCGTCAGCTCTTTATGAATGGGCGCCATTGGAAGATCTTCTTCATGATGACTACCCAGTACTGCATGGACATGACCCCTATGATTCGGACGAATGTGGACTATGTGTTTGTTCTCAGGGACAACGTTCGTCAGAATCGTGAAAATCTTTACAAGGCATTTTTTGGAGTATTCCCCACCTTTGACCAGTTCTGCCAGGTGATGGACGCGTGCACGGAGAATTACGAATGCCTCGTGCTTGACAACACGTCCAAGAGCAACGACGTCACAAACTGCGTCTTCTGGTACAAGGCGGCCCTACGGAAGAATTTCAAGTGTGGTTCGCCCGCCTTTTGGCAGTTCCACTCGCGCAACTACAACCCCAGGCACGTCCAGCAGGGGGGTGCGGGGTTGACTCTGGCACGCAAACCAGGCGCGTCGTCCGTTGTTGTAAAGAAGATTGGCAAGTAATAAATGGAGTCGTATGACGCCACTGCTCCGACAGACATTAGCCAGTCCATCCCACAGGGTCTGATTGAGCACACCGGGTTTAATAGTTCGGAAAAAAACGTTGGTGAATCTCAAATGGCAGAGTTCTCTACTCCACTTGATGAGGTGGTTCCCCAGGGCGCTGGTATGCAGATGCAGGACATGGCGTTCGGCTCGGCGATGGCTGGCCCGCCCATGCAGCAGCAGCAGCAGGCTCGCTCGGAGTCGGCTGGGCGCAAGATCCCGTTCGGCCTCACGAGCGAGCAGTACATGGCGGCGCTGGCGGGCATCGCCGCGGTCGTGGCGACGTCCAAGCAGATCCAGGAGCGCGTGGCTCAGTTCTTCCCGGACCTCGTGGAGGGCTCGGCGTCAGCCATGGCGGTGACGGCGTTCCTCGCGGCCCTGGTCTTCTTCCTGGCTCACCGCTTCCTGATCTGAGCTACTTCAGCTCGCGCGGCTTGATGTTCTCACCGCAGAAGGGTCCGACGTTTGACGGATCAAACAGGCCCTTGGCCGCAAAGTACTTGCGAAGATCCATAAAATTTTGCCAAAAATCACCAGAGTGTTCATATTCCCGAACTGTCGAATGAGCCAGTTCGTGAATGAGGACGTGGACCAGCGTGTTGACCCGAGTCTCGGTGGGGTCGTCGGCTCCATCCAAGCACAAGTAAATCTCGTACCCCTTGTTGACGTTGTAGGCGATCGCCCCCTTGCGCTTGTTCCAGTCGCACATGCCCGTCAGGATGACGCGCTTGCGCAGCGGCTCCCAGCGCGGGTCGAGATTGGGGTCTTCGCGGACCGCATCGAGGAGCTCCTCGTAGCGCTCGCGCACGTCACGCATGAGGGGTGGCGCCGAGTTGGTGGACAGGATCCCCACTAAAATGACGATGCCCAGGACCCATACGATCCAGGCTTCCATCTACTTTGGACCTATATTTTTTTGAAAACAAATTTCGAGTACAGGTCGGATATGAGGCCGTTGGGCGCCGGGAGCATGGGCTCCCACACGAGCTTCCTGAAGCCGCGTTCCATCAGAGCCTCTATGAGTTGGCCCGAGTCGAGGAGGGGCTCAGCCTTGGGGCCGTCGGCGTAAAACGGGCCGTCGACGAGATGCACGAGGAGCTTGGCATCCTTGATTTGGATCGAGTTTCCGAGAGCGTCCGTGAAGGGACAAAGTCCCTCGGCCCGGGCCTTTTCGGGCGTGATGCCTATTAGCAGCCCGCCTGGACGGACGGCACGTGCTATGGCGTCCACGGACTCGGCGAACGTCTGTTCATTTTCAAAAATATAGTGAAGTGAAAAATTGTAGCAAACAACGTCAAAGGGGCCGGAAGAGACCGCTTGACGCACGTCACCCTGACCGAGGAACCACACGCCAAAGTTCATATCCAGAGCGCGGCTCTCAGCCTCGGCGAGCGATTCCGCATCGGGGTCCACGGCAGTAACGCGCGCCTGTACCGCCTTCCACTTGTGCCAGTCGCCCCCGCGACCACACCCACAGTCGAGCACTAGGGAGCGCGGTTCGACCCACTTGAGAATAAGGGATCGTTTGCAGTTGTTGTGTAATTTACGGAGGGCCTCCATCTTACTTAAAAGGTTGGCGTCCTGTATCTCTATATGGGTTCCCTCGAGCCGGACTACCTCACAGTCCCAGGACAGGTTTTTGCGTGTGTGTCCTTTGTCGGCCCGGATCTGCCCCAGAAAAATGAAAAGCTGGGAATGAAGATTCGCGGGTGTTTCGCGTCCCGTGATGATGCGGCATCTCACGCGAAGCGCCTGCAGCGCGAGGATGGCCTGGTGGACATTTACGTCGTGGACATGTACAAGTGGCTGCTGATCCCCCCGGACCGCGCCAACGTGGATGACGCCCACTACGCTAACGAGAAGCTTGAGGAGATTATGGTCAAGTACCGCAAGAACCAGTCTGAGGCGGCGGCGATGTTCGAGAAGCGCAAGCGCGACATGAATGCCAAGCCGATCGAGGGTTCGGACACTCCGTACATCGAGCCGGGCGACGAGAACTCCAAGTTTTACACCAAGCCGGACGTGCCGCCCATCCCGCACCCGGCCGAGGTCCTGGAGCGTCTCCAGAAGGAGTTCCCCGACAAGGAGATTGGCGAGCTCGTGGCAATGGCGGACGCAGAGGTGGCGGCCGAGATTGAGCGTCGCAAGGCGGAGACGGGCCCCAACAAGGTCGAGGTGATGAACGACGATGGCACGGTGAAGCAGACGCTGGTGATGGATTAAAAAATTGATCTAAAATAAATCGCGATGATTCTTACAATCATCGCCCTCCTAATAGTCCTTTGGTTGCTCGCAAAGGCCTACCAGGTTTTTCCTCGGCTCGCGCCCCCCACGTGGGAGACGAACGCAGCGCGGCCGCCGTTTTATGATGCTGAATTCTTAAAGGAGACTGATAGCCAGCGCCGCGAGGGTGCGTGGGTCGGACTCCTGCAAGAGGATGTGTACAAGCAAAAGATTGGGCCTGTTGGTGATTTTATTGGTAATGACGCTCATAGCGGGGCGGCGCCCATGTACTTCATCACTGCTTAGCAGACTGAATGACGATCGGGCGCATCGACACGATGATGACGCCTATGACGATCCCGATCGCCAAGATGGCCACCGGGTTGTTAGCGAGTTCCTCAAATTTACTTTTTGGTTGGGGTTTTTCGAACTGCACCCACTGGTGGGCGTCCTCGGGGCTTGGGCTTGGCGGCCTCTCCATCGGATCCATTGTCATCATCGTCGCTCTCGCTTTTATCTTCTACAATAAAGTCGTCCATCTCTGAATCGTCCTCGTCCTCGAGCTCCGAGTCGCTAAACTCAACCTCTGAATCCACATCAGACTCGTCTTCGTCGTACTCGTCGTCGTGGTAGTCATCCTCAACCTGCTCGACCGGCTCGTAGCGCACCGGGGGCTTGGACACGCGCCCGGAACGCGTGCGCGGGGCCGGGGCCTCACTGGCCGTGAGATCTGGGGTCGGGGAAGCCGTTTCCAACACTGGCGCCGACTCTGAAGTCATTTACTGGTTCCACAGGTATTATATCGTTTAAGTACTTTGGCCTGAATGCAACTCCCTGGACAGTCTGACTCGCGATAATCTCGCCTTCGTATCCCAATCTGTCTGAAATCTCGTTAATGGTCTCCGTGTAATTGGTGTTCATGAGGCCGAGGTTCCGCAGGTGCTCTATCGCGGCGTACAGGTGCTTGGGCTTGCTCGGTTCCGTGTCGAATGCGCGAAGCTCATTCAGGTACGACTTCCATTCGTTCGGATCCAGCCCCGAGTACGGGTGCGCTTCCATCTCGAAAGCCCTGAAACGCCCCACGCCAGGTCGAGGGAAGAAGATCCACAGCACTGTAATGAGCAGGACGAGCCACACGAGGAGCTTCATTACTAATAGAGGGTGGGAGATTATGTTTTCGGCCTATGAACCCAGAACACTCCTCGTTGAGGCACACCTGCTGAATCGTACCACCCAGTATCCAAAACCACACGTGATTCGACTTGTGTTCGGTGTGGACCCGCTCACAATACCTCGAGTCCGTCTCGACGCACAGACCCTTTCCTTCACCCTTCTTCGTCTTGCGGATCTTCTTGACACGGGCCGTCTCCTGACCCTCCATATTCTGCCTGATGAAGTCTTCAATCTTGGAGTCGCCTTCAACGGCAAGGCACGGGGGACGTTGCACGCGAGTCCTGGATCCCGGCACGACCCCCGTCTCTTTGGTCCTGATTGCAAAGAGCTTGAGGGTGGCGACGCTGGGCGTGGACGACAGCGCCGCGCCGTCAGGTACAGACCGCCACGGGACGTACGGATCGCCTTCGGGCTTTTTGTGCGACCACAGGCACCTGAGCCCTGAGCCCCCATACACGC